GTGTATTTTGATGTTGTACAAAGTGTTGTACCAACAAAACTACTAACTGCTTATGATGAAGAAAAAGCAAAGGTAGGCATTGAGGTAATGGCATATACCAGTGATGATGATAATGGTGACATGTGGATATATGAAATTATTTTAGAAGAAGCAATAGGTTCTGAAGAAGGTGATGAAATATCAGAAGAACTATTTAAAGAATTTGACGATATACAGTTTACATTTGAAGCATCTGTAGAAGTATAATGTTAGTAGAAGTACACCATACTGGTGAACAATTTCAAGCCTTTGACTCCAAAGGTAATAGAATAACCAATAGAGAAATATTAGAAGCAATATCTTTCGAGAACTTCCCCGGATTTAAATCTGTATTTACATTAGAGTTAGATCTTGACAATACCAGGAAACCTGTTATAATGCAAGAACTAGACGTAAATATAAACATAGAATCGAGGTAGAAAGAATGGCATTTAACAAAACATTTAATCAAGAAGAAGTCGCAAGACTTAAAAAATTAATAACTGAGGGCGACCAAGTCCTATACGAAGTAGACGCATTAAATACAGGACTTCGCGAAACAGTTAAAGCAATAGCAGAAGAGATGGACCTTAAACCAGGTGTATTAATGAAGGCTGTAAAAGTTGCTCACAAAGCCAAATTCCAAGATGAGTTTGATAAGTTTGATGAACTTGAAACTATCTTAGAAACAGTAGGCAAAACACTATAAAACAATTGACAAGACAGTCGTAATGTTGTATAATAACATTATGATTAAGGCAAGATATCTATGAGTTATGTAGACGCATTTTATGAATCTGGTAAAGATGTAGTTACCGTTGTAGAGCGTGTGGATGGCGAACGCATAATTAAGGAACTAAAGCCTGAACACAATTTTTATTACGGTGACCCAAACGGCAAACATAAGAGTATCTTTGGTGATAATGTAACTGAAGTACGTTGCAATAGTCAAAAAGACTTTAAAAAGAATCTCGGTATATGTAAGCACAACGGCTTGTATGAAAGTGATATACGGCCCGTACAGAAGGTCCTAGAGCGAGATTATTTAAACATAGACCCGCCTAAATTACAAACAGCATTTTTTGATATAGAGGTAGACTTTGATCCTACTAGAGGATATAGTAGCCCAGAAGATGCCTTTTCGCCTATTACATCTATTGGAGTATACTTACAATGGATGGATGCTATGATTTGTTTAGCAGTTCCTCCTAAGACATTGACATGGGAACAAGCACATGAAGTAGCAGGTCCTTTATCAGAAGTCAAATTATTTAGAACAGAAAAAGAAATGCTAGATGTGTTCTTAAATGTAATAGAAGATGCAGATGTATTAAGTGGTTGGAATAGTGAATCATATGATATACCCTATACTATTAATAGAATTATTAGGACTATGGGTAAGTCAGAAACAAGACGTATGTGTTTACTTAAAAAACTTCCTAAAGAAAGGAAGTTTGTACAATATGGTAAAGAAACACAAAGTTTTGATTTAGTAGGTCGTGTACACTTAGACTATCTAGAACTATATAGAAAGTATAACTATGAAGAACGACATAGTTATAGGTTAGACTATATCGGTGAGATGGAAGTAGGTGAAAAGAAGGTTGTATATGAAGGAAGTTTAGATAGACTATATAATCATGACTTCTTAAAGTTTTTAGAATATAACATACAAGATGTTATGCTGTTAGACAAAATGGATAAGAAGTTACAGTTTATTGACTTAGCAAATATTATATCACATGAAAATACTGTATTACTTCCTGTAACAATGGGTGCTGTAGCAACTACAGAACAAGCAATTATAAATGAAGCACACAGACGTGGCATGGTTGTTCCTGATAAAATTAGAGGAGAACGTGAGCGTGATACTGCGGCTGGTGCCTTTGTGGCTTCCCCAAAGAAAGGATATCATGAATGGATAGGTAGTATGGATTTAAACAGTCTATACCCTAGTGTGTTTAGAGCATTGAACATGGCTCCTGAAACTATTGTTGGGCAGTTACGTTTAGACTATACTGATGAAGAGATTGCCAATGCACAAAAATTAGAGAAAAGAAGTTTTGCAGATGCTTGGCACGGCAAGTTTGCTACTAACGAATTTGAGTTCGTGAATAATAAAGATGTAGACCATGTTATGGATTTAGATATGGAAGACGGTACTACGCATAAAGTTACAGGTGCTGACGTTTACAATTTAGTTTTTAATAGTGGACAACCCTGGAACATAAGTGCTAATGGAACATTGTTTAAAACAGATGTACAAGGTGTTGTTCCTGGCCTATTAGAACGTTGGTATTCAGAAAGACAAGAGTTACAAGCAAAGAAAAAATCAGCAACAACTGATGCAGAGAAGGCCTTTTATGATAAAAGACAGTTAGTTAAAAAGATTATTCTTAATAGTTTATATGGTGCAATACTTAATCCTGGGTGTAGGTTCTATGATAAACGTATAGGGCAATCAACAACACTTACTGGTAGAAGTATCACAAAGCATATGGCATGTGAGACAAACAGAATGCTTACAGGTGAATATGACTATGAAGGAGACTGCATAGTGTATGGTGATACTGACTCTGTATACTTTAGTGCTGTCCCTGCCTTGCCAGAAGGTGAAGAACTGAATATGGATAGTGCTATTAAACTATATGATCATATATCAGATACTGTTAGTGATACTTTCCCACAGTATTTAAAAGATACATTTAATGTTCCAGAGACCTCAGGTGCTGTGATGATTGCAGGTAGAGAAGTAGTTGGCAAGTCTGGTTTGTTCCTAACAAAGAAAAGGTATGCTATACTTTGTTTAGACATAGAAGGATATCAGCCTGAAGGCGGTAAACTTAAAGCAATGGGTTTAGAGATTAAACGATCTGATACTCCTGAGTTTATACAAGACTTTTTAGAAGAAGTATTATTTGATTGTTTGAATGGTAAAACTGAAGATGAAGTTATTAATAAAATTATGGAATTTAAAGAGTATTTTAAAAACTTGCCTGCTTGGGAGAAAGGTACTCCCAAGAGAGCAAACAATGTAACTATGTATACACAAAAGATGAATGCTCAGGCAAGAGTTGCCAGTAGTCACAGTCTACATAAGTTAGAAGCATTAGAAAACGAAGGCAAGAAGTCAATGATTCCTGGACATGTTAGAGCTAGTGTAAACTGGAACAACTTAAAACAAGCAAATAGTGATGCATATAGTTTACCTGTAACTGATAGTATGAAGGTTATTGTATGTAAACTTAAAAACAATCCAATGGGTTATACTAGTGTAGCCTATCCAACAGATGAACTCAACCTACCCAAGTGGTTTAAAGAGTTGCCTTTTGATGAGGAACTAATGGAAGAAACAATTTTAGATAAAAAGATAAAGAATGTAATAGGTCCTATGGGATTTGACTTAGATAAAACAACGCAAAGTAAAACGTTATCTACGTTTTTTGAATTTTAATCTAAAAAAAAGGTGAAAAAGCAATTGACTTTTCTAAATAGTAATGTATAATAAATTATATCGCGGAGAATAATTATGGCAATAAAAGATGTATTTAAAGATGTTCTAAAACATACACATGGTTTAGGTATTTTTGAAATGGTAAAAATAACCGGAGAAGTTGATAAAACTATTGTAGAGACTGTTGACGCAGACAAAACAGTAATTTTTAAAGGTGAGACCTTACAACCTGTTCCAGATTTTGTAGACTCAACTGTTGGATTAAGCAGAATGGGTGTACTACAAGGATACTTACAATATCCAGGCTTTGATGATGCAGATGCTACAGTTGAGGTAGTAACACAAGAACGTAACGGCGACGAGGTTCCTGTTGAAGTATCATTTAAAAGTAAAGAGGGTAATGATGCAAACTATAGATTTATGTTAGCAGATGTTATCAATCAACAATTAAAAAGTATTAAGTTTAAAGGTGCAGAGTTTGATGTAAGCATTGTTCCTTCTAAAAAGAACTTATCTGACTTATCATACTTTAATAGTGTGCTAGGAACATATGAAGCAAACTTTAGTCCTAAAACAGATGGTACTGAATTATATTTCCATATAGGAGATGGTGTTAGTGATAGAACTAAGATTCTTATTAGTAATGACATTGATGGAAGTATTACTAAAGACTGGAGATGGCCTTTAGATATTGTACTTAAAATTTTAAGATTAAGTGATTCAAGTAATGTTGTGATGAGCATTAATGATGAAGGACTATTACAAATTATAGTTGATTCAGGTATTGCAAAATACACATACTTACTTCCAGCAAAGAGTTAAACTATGAACTTTGATAAGAAAACAGAGGACTACGCATTATACTTACCGGCTATTAGTGCCTTTTATACAAGGCAATTAGCAAAGTATGAAGACGAAGTAGATACTATGAGATGCCCTGAAGGCTTTGAAAAAGGTCTACAAGGTCTTAATTTCTTAGACGAAGACGGATATTATTACTATCCTTATGGCTTATATTCAGCCGGTCATGCCCAATTAGACTTAACTAAAACTGACATACATGAACGTATGATACAAAAACGTGATAGAAGTAAGACAGTTATATTAGGCGATTCAGGTGGCTTCCAGGTTGCTAAGGGTGTTATAAAACTAGACTGGGAAGATGCAATTAAGCCTGATAGTAAGGCCAGAGAAGCCCTGTGTGAGAAGATGTTACGTTGGATGGAGTATACAGCAGACTGGAGTATGACATTAGACTTTCCAGCATTTGCGGCCATACCTCCTTACAATAAAAAGACAGGACTTACTGATGTTAAAGAAACAATTGACATGAGTATGTATAACTTGGATTACTTTGTTAAGAACAGAGTGCCAGGTGCAACTAAGTTTTTAAATGTTCTTAGTGGAGCAGATGATGCCTCGGCACAAGAATGGTTTGACTTAGTTACTCCGTTTAGCGATCCTAAGTTTGTTAAAGAACATTATGGTGACGAAGCAAGAACACTAGAAGGCTATGCAATGGCCGGTATCAATATTGGACAAATGGAACAACTACTTAAACGTTTATTACAACTTCGCGAAAGAGGATTGTTAGAAGGTAAAGGTTGGATACATTGCCTTGGTACAGGTAAATTACATTGGGGTTGTTACTTAACAAGTATACAAAGACAATTAAGAAAGCATGATAGTCCTAACATACAAGTTAGTTATGATGCGGCGTCTCCTTTTGTTAATACAGCATACGGACAAACATATACATATAACTTCTTTGATAAGAAACGTTTTGGTTACTACATGGATAAGGCTATAGACAATAAGGACTTAAAAGGTTCAACCTTACCAATGCCCTTTAAAGGTCCTATTATGGATAGATTAAAAGTAGGTGATATATGTGTACAAGGTCATGGTGATCTAAACAAAGCAGGTAAAGAATCAAGAACAAGTTGGGACACCTTAAGTTATAGTTTATATATGGGTCATAGTGTACATAATCACATAGAAGCATTTATAGAAGCAAATAGACTTGCTGATGTTGAGAAACATAGAACATCATGTGATTGGAGAGAATATAGAACTGGTGAGAAAAAAGCATCTAGTACTAATGAAAGAAGCCCACATGTACCAGGTATTATATTAATGTTTGATCAATTTGTAGAAGAGTTATTAGATCCTGCAAATCCAAATCCTTATAAAATGCTAGATGATAATAAATTATTCTTAGATGAGATTACACAAAACGGCTGGCAAGCAGGTAAAAGTAATAACTTTGGTAGTTTCTTTGAGCAAGAAGAATACATAGAAGGCGACAGAGATGATGATATGAATCATGATATTATGACTGGAGACTTTGACGGTGAATAAAACTAAAAGATTCTTTATAGGTAACGAAGTAGAGAATACTGTAATGAAAGGTGAAAGAACATTATTTGTTCGCGGATGGCAACCTAGTACAGAAATATTATCTAGAGCCCTTAATAATGATTGTGCTCACATACATATATGTTACTTTGATCCTGTAAAAATGAAACAGTTTGAATTATGGAAAGACCTCGTATGGGGATTATTACAGCACAAGATTCCAGTAACTTTAGATTACGATATCAAGTATGCAGATGATGTATACGATATGGAGTTACACAAATGTGAACACTTTATACCTGTAATAACAGGAGTACTACCGAACATAGAAAAATATCACAAGAATACTGTATTTAGAGTAGGCGATAAAGGGTGGAGGAGTACTAACCAAGGTGTTTATACTTTTCCTTTAAGCAATGTGTTTAGAAAAGGTTACTTAACTCCTTGGAAAAAGTTTACAAATGATGAGGAAATAGATTGAACATTTACGAAATAAAATGTACTGATGACGATGGTATTGTAACTACAATGTCAGTAGATTCAGACATGAATGATGTTGAAGATTTAGAATTTGTTTTAGAAAGATTATTTAAATTTTTTATTAAAACAGGCGCTGTATTACCAGAAGAGCTAGAAGAATATTTTGAAGACCTCTAAAGAAGAAAAACTTTGGATACATAATTGTAAGGAGTCTGGTCCTACAGGTACTGCTATAGGCGAGCCGTGTAACTGGTGCGATGTTACAATGGAAGATGTAGAGGAAGAAACATTGTTTGAAAGACATGATATATTAAAGGAACCTAAATGAGAACACTTATATTTGCTACACCTTCATCGGGTTCTACAGATTTTAAAAGTAATCTTTGTAAACGTAACGAATATGATTTAAATTTTGGTGAAATATTAAACGAACGTACTTTTAAAAAGAAACTTTCTAGAAATATTATTGATAATGAGGAATGGAAAATCTTTTGTGAGGAAAATTCTGCATTAAATTATACAGAACAATTAGCACAATTTCAAATCAAACGTTTTACAGAATCTAAAAATTGCATAGCAAAATTATTTCCGGATCATTTACATTTATTAAATATAGATCTTATTTTAAAGTATTGCTCTAAATTATGTGAGGTTGCAGATAAAATATTCTATTTGCAAAGGGAAAATAAAAAAGAACAAATAGTAAGCAGATCAGTTAGATTTATTGAAGGTGAGCCAGATAAAGAATTAATGTATTCTTATAAAGGAGATTTAAGTAACGATATACTTAATGAAAACTTTGAACATTATAGAAAGTATCTTAATATTATAGAAAAGGTATTTAAGAACCATCCTGGGCAGGTTGTTACACTAGAAAGAGATATAGAAGACACAACTGCTGAGGGTAGATATGTATATAAAGGAGATTGGGAACTTCCAGAAGAGTTGCCTATATTAAAATGATAGATTTTTTACAAACAGTATTCGGCATAGTAATATTAAGTTTTATGGCATATGGTTGCTGGATTAGTACTATTGCACTCAGTGAGCGTAGTAAGTTAAGAAAAGTAACCGGCGCCTACTACGACTATGAGATAGAAGAAGCATTAAAAGAAATGCAATTAACTCGTGAGCAGGCTTTAGATATTTATGTTGACAAAAAGCATAAATGATGTTAATATAATTAAATGAGGAATAAAAAATGAGAAGTATTTGGGTAACATTTAATAAAGAAGGTATACATAAGTATCCTGCGGCATTAGAAGATCCTAAGTTAGCAACTGGCGACGAATATGATGTCAGTTTTTTAGGATATCCTCATAGACACACATTCCATTTCAAAGTATGGATTGAAGTGTTTCACGATGATAGGGACATCGAGTTTATACAATTTAAAAGATGGTTGGAGAACTTATATAAAGATGCAGTTATCCAACTAGATTACAAGTCCTGTGAAATGATAGCAGATGATTTGTACGAAGCGATCAACGATGAATATCCAGGTCGTTATATAAAGATTTCAGTAGCCGAAGATAATGAAAACGGTTGCGAAATGGAGTATCCAGTATCATATGATGAGGATGGTCCAGATTTTAGTGATACAGATGCAATAGCAGATGTATTTGATAGTTTAAAATAAAGGAGAAAATAATGGAAACACATCTACAACTAAAGGCTTTAATGGAAGATTACACTATGGAGCATGAGAAGTTTGAAATCAATGGAGTTAAGGCTTCAGCCGCAAGAGCAAGAAAGGCTCTAATGGAGATTTCTAAACTATGTAAAGTTAGAAGGAATGAAATCCAAGATAAAAAGAACTCAATGTAATGACTGAGGAAGAGAAGAAGCAACCTAAAAAAATTAGTAAGGAAGAGGCTGACTCTAAGCAGGATTATGCTCAGGGGTTGGACGAAGAAATTACTGATGTGGTTGATTATGGTGATTTAGGAGAGGAATAATGCGTAAATTATATTATATGGGTCTTGAAAGTTATGAAGCAAGATACACACTTCAGTTGGAAGACTGGAATAAACAAGTATTTGGCGAGCGTAATGTTGACTACGAAATTATTACTGGTGAAGAATTAGATAATTCTAAAGCAATAGTAACAGGTAGTGTATTAGATGCACATGGTAGAACGTATTATAGTTTATCTCAAACAATGTCCTTAATACAAAAAATGAAGAATGGCGAAATCACTAGTGATGATGTTATTTTTTATGAGGATATGTTTACACCAGGTCTAGAATGTTTACCTTACATTATGGACCAATCACCGCCTGAATTTAGACCTAAGGTTTATGTCAGGTTCCTTGCACAAACAACTGATCCAGATGACTTCTTAATTAGAGAAGGCATGTTTGATTGGATGCGTAAGTATGAGGAGATGCTTGATCAATTTGTATCAGGCATAATGGTTGCTTCAGAAGAGTTTGTTGCCCATTTAAGAATTGCTGGTATCAAAGCACCTATTTATGTAACTGGTTTACCTTATGGTAAAGAAGAAGTAAGAGGTAGAATTGATACCAATATTCCTTTAAAGCAACGAACAAATAGAGTAGGGTTTGCGGCACGTTGGGACGATGAGAAACAACCGCACTTTTATATGGACTTAGCAGAAGCCTATTATAAAATTGATCCTACAATGGAGTTTGCAATATTTTGTGGACACCCTGAATTAAAAAGTAATGATCCAGAGTATGTAGAACGTGCTATGTCATTGCAAGAAGGTAATTCTGCTAACTTTAAAGTTTATACAAGTTTAAAGAAAAACGATTATTATGAACTACTTGCGGACAGCAAAGTATTATTTAACTGCGCCTTACAGGACTGGGTAAGTAATACTGTTAGTGAAGCAGACACATTTGGTACATTAACATTGTACCCTGCTTACAGAAGTTTTCCAGAAGTATTCGCTAATAACGGCAACCACTTATATGTACCTTGGAGTCTACAAGATGCAATAGAGAAGTTACAAAAAATGACATCTGCTATTGACAATGAAGACGTTTCACAGTATAATATAGGTAAGATATCGGACTACCAGAACGGTACTATAGGTAGAACTATAGATGCAATGACTGGTGACGGTGAACAGTTATCAAGAAATGATAACTTATTTAGAAGGCATGTAGCCAGAGCAAAATATGAGTGAACAAAAAACAATTTTAGTAACAGGCGGTAGCGGCTTCATAGGAAGTGTTACCTGTACATTATTACAACAGTCTGGATATAACGTAATCAACGTTGACAGAGTAAAAAGAAGTCTTGAGGGTGTTACCCAATATCCTTTTGATATAGCCAATAATCAACTTAAAGGCGTCTTAGAATTAACAAAGCCTGATGCTGTAATACATTTGGCGGCTAACCATAGTGTTCCTAAAAGTGTAGGCAATCCTGCAGAAACATATTTCAATAATGTTGCTAATAGTATTATGCTATTAGATGAATGTGTTGCATCTGGTGTAAAGCATGTTGTGTTTAGTAGTACAAGTTCAGTTTACGGTAACTCTGATTTCTTATTAAATTCAGAAATAGATCCAACTAATCCTTTAACACCATATGGCAAAAGTAAATTAATGGTTGAACATGTATTAGAAGATTTTGCTAAAGCATATGAAGACTTTAGTTATACTGCATTACGATATTTTAATGCGGCAGGAAGTTATGAAGGACTTGGATACCAATTAGATCCAAAGGAACACATGATTCCTATACTTGTTGAAAAAGCATTATTAGGCGAAAAATTTATTTGTAATGGTGATGATTATGATACACCAGATGGAACATGTATGAGAGATTATACACATGTTGTTGATATTGCAACGGCTCATATGGCCGCAATAAACTATCTATTTGACGGTGGTGCTGGTGGTTCCTTTAATATAGGTGCAGGATCATCTAATAGTATTAAAGAAGTAATTACAGAAGTAGAAGAACAGTTAGGTGTAAAAGTAGATGTAGATTATGGACCTAAAAGAGAAGGCGACCCTGCTAAAACATCAGCCAATATTGCAAAAGCATTTGAAGAATTTGGCTGGGAATCTGCATTTACTATAAAAGATATAGTAAGAGACGAAATAGAATATCATAAGACTAAGGTTAAAAAGCAATGAAGGAATATCAGTCTTGGGATATATTAGAGTCTTATCTATCTAGCATTACACAACAGATAGCACTAGATAAATTTAGTCCAGACGTTATATTAGGGCCTGGAAGAGGCGGATATCCTGTAGGAGTTATGTTAAGTCATTATTACAATGTTCCCTTTCATGGCTTTGAATGGACTACTCGTGATCATGGTATGATCAAAGAATCCACTAGGTTAGAAACTATTTTGTCTAAATACAGTAGTGAAGATATTTTAATCGTAGATGATATAAATGATTCAGGAGAAACACTTACAGCAATTGATGAAGTAGTTAATACATATGATGCAGAAGAAAATAGTAACATGTTTCACTTGCATGAGGGTATAAAGTATGCTACACTATATGATAAAGAGAGTAGTAAATTTAGTAAAGTAAGTTATGCAGGAAAAGTTGTTACTCCAGAGGAAGAGAGATGGATAGTCTTCCCATATGAGGAATGGTGGAAATAATGTGCGGTGGATTTACAGGAGAACATGAAGTGAAAGTTCATAAGAAAGCAGAAGTAGTAGAGGACAACGGTTTTGTTGTTCATTTGTTTAAAAACTATGAACCTTTTGGTACCGTTGATGTTAGAGATAAAAGTATACATTATGCAAATGATGTATGTGAAAATTGGGAAACAGGTATATTAAAGGAGAACAATGAGTACATTACAAAGTCTTAGTAACCACTTAAAACATCTAGAAGAAATTCATAGAGAACTAGATAAAAAAATTACAAGGCATTGGGAACATCATGATAGTGATGACAAAGTTAGGCAGGAGAAGTTTGAGAAACTTGCTCTTAAAAGAGAAATAGAAGACTTAAAGATGAAAATCGAGGAAATGGGATAATGAGTGTTAGTGATAAAATTACAAAAAGAATTAAAGAAGCAGGACATAAGTATTGGGCTAGTGATAATGTAGCACAATTTATGGACGAAGGCGATGACCAGCAATTAATTGAAGAGCTCATTCCTCATTTTGAAGGTATTTTAGATACATTAATTATTGATAGATTCAATGATCCTAACAGTCAAGGTACTGCTAGACGTCTTTCTAAAATGTATGTTAATGAACTTATGTGGGGCAGATATAATGATATGCCTAATGCTACAGCATTTCCTAACGATATAGAAGAAGGATATAAGGGCATGTTGGTAGTTAGAAGTGAACTTATTAGTATGTGTTCTCATCATCATCAGCCTGTAAAAGGTGTTGCATATATAGGTATTATTGCAGGAGAAACACTCATAGGACTTTCTAAGTACACTAGAATCGCACAATGGTGTGCAAGACGTGGTACATTGCAAGAAGAACTTGCAAACGATATTTCTAAAGAAATTATGAAAGCAACAGGTAGCAAGAACATAGGCGTATATATTCAAGCAACACATGGTTGCGTAGAACATAGAGGTGTAATGGCACATAGTAGTCTTACACAAACAACAGTATTAGAAGGTTCTTTTTTTAACGAGCCCGGTACAAAGAAAGAGTTCTTTGATAATATAAAATTACAGCAGGAATATGCAAGTAAATAATGATATCATCTAGAAACAATCATTTAGTCGTCGGTAAAAGAGCAGTCTTAGTTAGAGATGTAGTGAATAGTGTATGTGATAGACAAACTATTGAATTTATAACTAAAAGATTTCCTGTGAGCTTAATAGAGATATGGGAATGTATAGATACTATAGCAGATATAGATAGTCTAGGTAGAGGATTACATTTAAAGGTTGTAAATAATTCTTCAGACAGACAGGATATAAAAATAGAAGCAGTACAAATATCAGATACATTCTTTATAAAAGTTGTGCAATTTGGTAAAATATTTTTACCTGAATGTAATGACTTTAGTAAACTATTTGACAAAGGATTTATAAAATTAGCAGTAGAAGTATATGATGATCTTTCTCAAGGTATAGACGTATTTGAAGAAAGTGAATTACATGTAGTGGTACACAAGGCAATAGATGGTGCTCTTGGTAACACATTATCTAATGAAGAGTTGTTTAGTTTATTACAAGTAGAAGATGAAAGAGAAAGAACATAAATTAAAATATAGCGAAACATTTTATTCAGCACAAGGTGAAGGACAATATGTGGGTATACCTAGTCTATGGATGAGATTTTTCTTATGTAATTTACAATGCAATGGCTTTGGACAAAGTGACCCAACAGACCCTAGCACATATGATTTACCATATGAAAAGTTAGATATCACAGATATTACTAATGTATTTGATTTACCAGTTTTTGAGAAAGGTTGTGACAGTAGTTATACTTGGAGTAAAAAGTATAAACACTTAATAGTTGATAAGACGGTACAGGAGGCTGTAGACGAACTTACGGCCCTTCTGCCGCACTCTAAGTTCACACATCCTATTACAGGACAAGACGCACATATGGTGTTTACAGGTGGCGAACCTATGTTAAAGAACACACAGCCTGGTATGATACATATTATAGAAGAGTTCAAACGCAGAAATAATCAGCCAATGAATGTAACTGTAGAAACAAATGGTACTAAGCCTATAACAGATGAGTTTGCTGAATGGATACAACGTGAATACACTAATTGGGCAGATGGCAGAGAATGGTATTGGAGCCTAAGTCCTAAACTTTGGAGTACTGCTGGTGAGAAGAATAAGAAAGCAATTAAGCCAGAAGTAATTGGTAGATATGCAGAAGTTAGTCCACATGGACAACTTAAATTTGTAGTAAATGGAACAGATGAGAGTTGGAAAGAAGTAGAAGAACACACAAAACTATTTAGAGATGCCGGCTGTGACTTCCCTGTATGGATTATGGGAGTTGGCGGCACCTTTGAAGGATTAGTACAAACAGAAGCCACTATAGCCGATGAGGCAATACAACGTGGCTATAGATATACAAGCAGAGTCCATGTACACATATATGGAAATGCAATAGGAAAATAATATGGAAACTATATACGAAATACATATAAAAGGTTGGGGAGAGTATGAAGATGCTTGGTATCCTCATAATCGTGGTTCCGATATTGAATCTTTAAAGAAAGGAGTATTCAAAGATTGGGACATAGAGGCTGAATATTATATTAAAGAAGTAGATACTGATAATGTAGTAGAAGAAGGTATCATTAATGAAGGAGTCTACTAATGAATGAACACGATAAAAACTTTATAAAAAATATGAGTCCGCTTTTAATAACGGCACTTGTTATGTTTCTAATGATGGTAGCATTTGATTCAAAAGCAGATGATCATATGTATACAGAACATGGTATACTTATTACTGAACAAGATTTACAAGTTAAAAGTATTAGGGTAAACAGTATTAGAGGTTACACTATAGTAGATAATGATACTATAAGAGTTAGAACTAACAGACGAGAAGAATTTGATATAAAAGTGTATTCTTGTTTTGATATCAGTTTTGCCCACAGACTAGTATTTCAACCTTGGGGCGGATTTAGTAGTTTAAGTAGAGGCGATAAAATTATACCAATTAGTTTTGGTAGAGCAAGTAGATTTCCTTGCACAATAAGAAGTATTACAGCAGTATTAAAGGAGAAAGAAGATGTCGAAGAAAACTAAATTACCATTTAGTATGATGCCTGTTAGTTGGGGTCTTAAAGGTAAGACTCGTGCTATAGCAGAAGCAGAGTATTATTATGAAGGTGAGGAACTAGAAAGAGTCCTTGCGAACATTGGTGCAGAAACAGAAGAAGAGAAAACTATCGCACAATTAGAAGTGGATTTTAATAATGGTAAGATTGGTAGGTATGAATACGAAAAAGAAGTTGCCACACTTAAAAAGGAACCTTATGTTAATGTTATGAAACTAGAAGTAAATCCAGAAAATGCAAAAGCAGGATATATGGAACTTGACTGGAACGATGAATTTGTAGCATTTTTATCTGATAACGGTTATACAGGTGAAAGCGATGAAGCCGTAGTAAACAAATGGTTTAATGATGTATGTAGGACGGTATTAGTACAAGAGATGGCAGATCAAGATTATGGATTACAAGAAGCAAGAACACCAAACAACTCTAAAGATGTTGTTAATGTAAAGGTACAAGAAGAAGATGGATCAGACGAAGGTTGAAGTAGGAGCAAAGGTAAAGTTAGGACTTTTATCTAAATCTTTAGATAAAGTAATATCAGAAGCCTTGGAAGAAATGTCTCCTCAAGAAGTTACATATATTTTAGAAAATTATTCTAAATTCTTAACTTATGACTTAAAAAGAAATTTTGAAGAAAAACGTGAAAAGGACTTGAAAGAATCGCCTTTTGATGCTATAATAAATGATAACTTAGGAAACGAATGAAAACATATATTTTAGTAGATAGTTTAAACATGTTCTTCCGTGCTAAACATGTAGGCGGTGGTAAGGATATTGATATGCGAGTTGGGATGGCTATGCATATTATGTTCAACAGCATAAAGAAAGTATGGAACGACTTTGATGGCGACCATGTTGTTATGTGTTTAGAAGGACGTTCTTGGCGTAAAGACTTTTATCCTCCTTACAAGGCAAATAGAAAAGTATTAATGGATAAAAGAAGTGTTAGAGAGCAAGAAGATGATGAATTATTCTTTGAATCTTATAATGACTTAACAAAGTTTTTAGAAGAACGTACTAATGTAAGTGTTATTCAGCAACCTAATGCAGAAGCAGACGACTTAATTGCTACTTGGATACAACAACATCCAGATGATAATCATGTTATTATTAGTACAGATAGCGACTTTTACCAATTACTTGCTGATAATGTAACACAATACAATGGTACAACAGATCAAATAGTTTCACTAGAAGGATTTAAACATGCTAAAACAGGTGAATGGGTTATAGATAAAAAAACTGGAGAGAAGAAAACTCCTATAGTGCCTGAATGGGTATTATTTGAGAAGTGTGTGAGAGGAGATAGTGCTGATAATGTGTTTAGTGCCTACCCAGGTGCTAGACTTAAAGGTACTAAAAATAAGACAGGTATTACAGAAGCCTATAATGATAGAAAAACAGGCGGATTTAATTTTAATAACTTTATGTTACAACGTTGGGTTGATCATGAGGAACAAGAACACAGAGTTAGAGATGATTTTGAACGTAATAAAATACTTATAGATCTTACACAGCAACCTGATGAAGTAAAAGCAGAAAGCAAGACTGTAATAGAAAATGCTAAACAGAAAGAAGTAAAGCAACAGGTTGGTGTATATTTTATGAAGTTTTGTGCTAAATGGAACTTAGAAAGAATGAGTCAAAACCCTGGCGATTATGCGGAGTTTTTGAATGGGCAAGCCTGATCCTGTAGAAGAAGCAATGAAAAGGATTTGTTTAGATTGGCCTAAGAACCCTTACTGGATATTTACTAGTCCAGATCAGGATAAAGTATATAGGCAAATGAGAAGAGATGTTTGCCCTGATATATTTAAAAACGAGAAGGGCGAGCCTAACAAACAACTTTATTCCATAGGCGGAGTTGTTGTTGGTAGAGATGAGGACTATGGAAATAAGGAGAATAAGGCGTGGTGAAAAAGCAAATTAAAAAATCTAAAGCACATCTACAACAGGTATCTGATGTAGCATGGTTAGTTAGACAAGGACCTAGAAAAATAGGAATCCTTAACAAAGATGTTCAGGATCATTACTTTTATTTAAATGGAAAATCCATATTAAAGTTTGATGATGAAGCAGACGTAGGGCAACATTTTGGAAATACATCTATTTTTGAAGAACAAACTAGAGTGTCACCTATAAAAGAAGATGCATTTTTTATAAAGGGTCATCTTATAGATTATGAAACACCTTATCCTTTAGATACAAATCATCCTGATTATGATGAAAATGTACCTTTATATACAAAAACACCAGACAGTGATGTATACTATGCCGCAGGTTGGTATTGTATTAATTTTGAAAAAGGTTGGAAACATAGTCACGGTCCTAAATATAGTACATTAATAAACTATGGTTATGCAGGTCCATTTAAAACAGAAATGGAATGTAGACAAGCGAATAGTAAACTAAATAAAGAAAAAAGAAATAATGACTGATATTGAGAAACTTAAATTACATTTAAGGAATCTCATAGAAAAAGAACAGCAAGACGTAGTTCTTAATGTAAATTGGCTTTTAACTATTTTAGAAGACTCTAACTATTCATCAGATGAAGGTACGGTTGAACAGGTTGAACTAGATGGCGGACAATTCTAAAAGACCCCTTAACGGCGACGGATACAATAAAATTTATAAATACCAATGGCGAACACATGTTTATGGTTTACCAATGAGTGCTAAAACAGTTATGGAAACTATTTGCGAGAAAAGATTTGGCTGGCATTTTATTCCACATAAAGACATGAATTATCATAGTGATTCGTGGTACGAAAAACAAACGTTGGTAATTAGTTTTGAAAGCAAAACTGACCTAATTGCCAGTAAATTAAACATAACATTATAATTAAGATATAAATACAGATATGAAAGTAGAAATATACAGCAAACCACAATGTCCTTTTTGTGTACAAGCAAAATCATTAGCAGAAAGAGAAGGACACGAATTAACATACAAAATGCTTGATGAGGATTTTGACAGAGAAACATTAATGGAAACATTTCCAGGAGCAAGAACTTTTCCGCAAATTATTGTTGACGGTGAAAAGATTGGAGGCTTTACGGAATATAAGGCTTTAGTAGAGGCAAGTAAATAATGAGAGAGTTAGGAATGGCATTATTAGGAACACTAGCAATAGCGGTGTTCTTTGGATTTAAAGTATACCCAGAGTTAGAATACAC